AGATATTGATACTTGTCCACCTACATTACCTGAAAGGGTTGTAGTGGTAGGAGTATATGCTATTGGTGCTTGTATTATATTGTCTAATGTAATTAAAGCTTTTTCATTCTTCTTATGCATTTCAAGGTGGTGATAATTACCAGTACCAACACCAATAAATGTTACTGCTGCTCCACCTTTAGTGAGAGATAATTGGAAACTATCTGAATTTACATCAGATGATACTACATAAACTTGAGATGGTAATGGATTTCCATCAGACATCAATAAAGCTCCAGTTCCAATTCCTTGAACTGATGATCCTGGAGTGTAAACTAATCTCTCATCCCTATTAAAGAAATTATTAAGAAGAGTGAATGTTCCTGTAGAAGCAGTTAAATTATCAGTATCTGCTGGATCAAAATATCTTCCAAAAATTGGTTTACTTTCATGATTTAATACAAAATTAGTATTATCAGATCTGCTTAAATTTAAAGCATTATATTGAAGAAGTGATAAAGAATCTATAGATGGACCATACTGATGATCTGGTGCTACATTAATTAAATCTAATCCAGAATTAATAACTTCACTATAAACTTGAATTTGGCAAGAAGTACCAACAAATTTAGCATCTGGAACAAAGACTAATTCAAAATCAGTTCCTTTTAACTGTGAATAGAAAGTTCCTATACCAGACCATGATTCATCATGTTGTTCTGCACCAATTGATACATATGGATACTCTAGAACAAAAGCATCCTCACCATTATGTGACATTAATACTTGACGAATAGCACTAGTAGATCCAATTCCTATTCTTACTAGATTACTAGCACTAGATACATCTTCTGCAGTAAATTCAAGGATTGTAGAAATACCAGCAGATGCTGTTATATTCTTATAAGAAGATTGTATTCTTCCAGATTCTTCAGATCCATCTGGTTGAGCAGTTGTCTTAAATCTATATGTTCCTATACCTGCTGTAGTAGTTCCTATTCCTACAATCTTAGATTTAACAGAAACTGCATCAGTAGTACTATCATTTTCATATTTTAAAGATAAAATACCACCATCAATACCTGATGTAAATGTTCCTATAGCATCACTTGTATTAGTATCAAAATCATAACGTGAAATAAAGGAATTAGATCCATCATGAGTTACATAAAGTTCAACAATTTTACTCTTACCTGCAAAAGTATTATGTAATTCAACTGAAGCAAAATAAGCATCTACATTACCAATATTTCCTGATGCTAAAGTAGTTGTAGTAGGTCCTACTGCAGTTCCTTTAGCAACACTTTCACTAAATCCTGTTATATCAACAAAACCGATAGTAGTAGTTCCTATTCCAGTTCCTGTAATATTATTTTGGAAGATCTTTATATCAAGATCAGTATTATAAACATCGGCTGGTGTGAATTTTAATGAATAGATATCATTATAATCAACATCTCCAACAATATCTACAAGATCACTACCCAAGAATGCATTAGTAGCACCAAATCCAACAAAAGATCCTTTTTGAATAGTATAAACATTCTTCGTTGAGAAATCTGCTAAAGTAAGTATTTCTGAAACTTGAATATTGTCATTTGCTGGATTCTTTGCTTGTATTAAGAATCTAGTATATGAGTTTGTTAATTCAATCTTACCATCTGTTTTTGCATTGTTACTTGCATTAGAGAAGAGTGTATTGATATTATCAATTCCTAAAACTCTATTAGTGCTACACTTAAAGTAATTTACAAGTTCCTTTGTATCAAATCTAATAAATTTTGATCTCCTAGGATTAGTAAGAATATCAACATCCGTAACTCTATCAAAAGCATTAATAACATCAACTCTATTATTAGATTGTAAATCACGAGTTATTGTTGTAACATCTGCAGCAGTTCCTAAACCCGATTTAGTTGTAGAACTAATTCCAGTGTCTGCAAAATTCTTTAATCCAGTAGTATGAAGTAACCGATTTACTGGACTTACTAACTTTTGATATTCAATTGGACTTTGAATAGTATATGATAATGTTTGATAATAATCATTATCAGGAATAACTTGATAGTCTTCATCCAATTTTCCAGTATTAGTAAACCATCCTTTAGTCTTCTCAGATGAATAATCTACTTTAAATTCACCTGTATTATTATATAAAGTATTAATGGTAGCTAAAGTTCCAGTATAAGTTCCTTTAATCTTATCATTTAATTTAAGATCAAATTTACCACTTAATTTAATATAATCATTAGCAATCTTATCTAATTTAAGTCCAACATGTTGGAATACGTTATCAACCTTAACTAAGATCTCCTCACCTTCAGAGAAAGTTGATGCTACTTCAGTTGTTTCAAATCTAGGATATTTGTTATAGTTTATGATAGAGGCAAAACTCTGAGATGTTTTGGCAAGACCTGGATTATTTGCTATATCAAGTATATTAAATTCTAATTGATAAGGATTTTGAGTTAATGCAGATGGTTTAGTAGTATAATTGTTAGTTACTGTAAAGAACTTATATCCATTATCTGCAGAGTTAAAAGTATTTCCATATTCATTCTCAACACCTTCAACAAAAATCTTATCTCCTACTGAGAATGGATCTGTTGTAAATCCTAAAACTGGAGTACCTAAAGTAACTGTTACAATTCCACTCTGAGTATTTGAAACTATTGTATTACCAATTGCTAGAGTAGTAATTGATACTCCATTTGTATTATCAACTGTAAATAATTCAGGATTATCTAATCCTTTAGGTGAAGATACAATTATAACATCTTCAATAGATTGTGTATTTACATCCACAATTGGTTGTAAAAATCCAGTATCATTAACCTCTCTAGTAGCACTATCAACTACAACTATTCTAGGATCAGTAATATAACCCTTACCACCATCAATAATTGATACTTTAGTAATAGAACCAAAATCTCTTAAAGAAATTACTGGAGATAATTTTGCTATAGGTAATAATGTTTTATCTGAAGAATATTCAAATCCAATATTTAAAATATCAACATCTTTAATCTTATTTGTAGATGTAGATCTAGGTAATATTTGAGCATTAGATCCAACACTAGAAGCAATACTTACAAATCTTGGCATCTTTTTATAACCCACTCCACCAAAGGTTATATCTAAATCGTTTATTGGACCTCTTGCTGTGCTTGATTTTGTAGAATACTTTAAGGTATCACTATCTGCAGAATTATAAGCAAGAGACTCTGGTTTTTTATCTAATAAAATACTGAATGTAGTAGTTCCAATTCCTGCAACTGAATACTCACCTTCATATTCACTATTAACATAAGTAATCTTATTTGCATTTTTAACATCAACATCAGATGTGCTTATAAATCCAGATTTTTCTACATTGTAGAATAAATTCTCAGGATTGCTTTCATGATAATTTAAAGTAACAGTTGCTGCTGATAATGTTCCAAGTCCTACTGTCCCAACTTCAGAAACAGAAATTAAACTTGTAGTTCCTGTAGATACAAATTCATTATCAAACTTATGATCATAATAGAAATTAAGTTCATAACCAAATAATGATGTATCACTAACATCAAAAACTATATCATTATTTCTTATAATAGGAAGACTAGGATTTATTAAAGATAATTCCTGAGAAGTACCACCAGCAGAAACTAAACTTATAACTTGTGGTGGATAATTTATAGCATCATAACGAGTATTTGTTAATTGAATATTATTATCATCTATTCTATAAACAAAGTAAGAACCAGTAGTAGATAATCCACCAATAGATTCAGTGGCAGTGACAATTCCAATACCAGTGTTATAAAAGACTTTATCTCCAGTTTTAAATTGGTGAGATGCAATAGTTATAGTATCAGTAAGAACATTAACACCAACACTACCAAAAGTTAATGGATTAATTAATAATTTTTCTTTTGGTATATTATACTTTAATTTAATTCCTGTTGAGGTTCCAATACCTACAGATCTATCAGATTTAAGTGTTAAATTAATAATATCTTTGTCTACTAAATTATGAGACGTTGAAACAGAAACTAATGCTGATATTGTCTCAACCGTTCCAGTTACTTGAGTGAAATTAGATTCTAATTTATATTCAAAATTATCAGTACTACCTGCTAATGCTGAAGGGAAGAATAATCCTTTAAATGTATCAGATGAAGATGTATTACCAATTGAAGTTTGATTTCTCTCAGTTACTAAACCAATAAAATCATCAGACTTATTAATAATATAAAGAGTTTGAGAAAGACCAGATTCTGGAATACTAAATGCTGATGAAACTAATCCATCTGATGATACTCCAATATTACCACTACCTGATGGTTTTGTAAAAGTTACCTGTTGACCTGTCTTAAATGGATGATTAGGTAAATAAACAGATTGAGTAGGAACAGAAACAGAACTTGCAGTATCTCCAACAGAAACATATACAGCAGTTCCAACACCAGCAAGAGTACCTAATCCAATAGATTGTTTTGGATTAAAGTAAACAATATTATCCAATTCAGATTCAAAGTAATCTGATTCTACTGTTAATGTAGCAAACCTTGGTAATAATTTAACTTCTGTAGATCTGGTATGTGCAGAACCAACAACCCCTCTTCTAACTCTTAAAATATTTCTATCTTCAAACTTATTAATAACTGATAATGTTTCTGTACCAATACCAATACTACTACCAACAGAAATTAAAGGTGCTCTACCCACATAGATGTCAGTTATAATACCTGCTGTTGAATTTGCAGCAACTTGTTTATATAAAAGTGTACTTTCAGTTGTAAGTCCTATTCTTTGAGTTCCTGTAAGAGATTTAATGCTTGTAGATAATCCAGAAACTTCAATATTATTCCCAATCTCTAATTCATGTGGTTCTGTAAAATATGCTAATATTTTATTAGATTTTTCCCAAATAAAACTAACATTAGTAAATGCAGTGTAACTTGTTTCAATGGTGTTTATAGTAGGTCCATCTACAGATTCAATAACAGCAGACAATCCGTTTCCATTAGTTCCCTCATCATTAAATGATACTGCAGAACCAACCTTATAACCATCTCCAGCTTTTATAATTTCAAGAGATTCTACATCACCTTGAGTAATTGCATTTGTAATTGCAGTTTGTGTAATAATATCATCTGATTCTATAAAATAAGTCTTAGCAAATTTATCAGAAGCTTTATATGGGAAGGTATTTCTAACTAAATCTGAATTATTAAAATCAAATGATTGAGTTATTGTATCTTCTGGGTCTAAAACTACTGGAATTGATCTATAAGTATTTCCAACAAAATATGGGAATTTTGGTTCTAATTGCCCACTTGTTCCAGTTGATACCCCTGCAAAATATGCATAGACTCCATTAGGATATTCTGGTGTTTTACAATATCTTCCATTATGTTCATCCAAGTCCCCATTTGCATCATATGAATAATCATCAGCAAAGAACCCTGCAGGGAAAATTGATAAATCAGGACGGTTATGAATATTTGATGAATTTAAACTATAACCACCAGTTAAAATTCCAACAGTCGAACTATCGAAAGGACTGATGTATCCATATGGACCATATATTGGATTACCATCATAAGCCCATCCAATAATAGGAGAGTGTGTACCAGTGAAATCATCAAAACCATCCTTGCTACCGATAGCAGAAGAATAACCCACTGTAGCGTATCTCAGACCATACTCAGAGTTCGTTAGTATTTCATTACTGTATTTTGCTTTATATGGACTTTCTGTTTGTATGTTATTTACAGATAACTGCCTTAGATCCAAATTAAATAAAGCATTCTTTCCTGCTGGACTAACTTTAATAAAAGTATTATCTTCATTATATAATGCTCCACCTTTAACTATTATAACTTTAACAATTCTTAGATAATAATCAGAACCTACGTTTCTATCAATGACTGCTCTTAATTCTGCACCAGTACCATCACCTTCAACTATCAAATCAGGTGTAGAATAATATTCAGCACCACCATCATCAATATTAACAGAAATAATCTTTCCATTGTTAATAACAGGTATTAATGCTGGAAGTATATTCTTACCAGTTCTACTGGTTCCATTTTTTAAAGTTATTTGTGGTTTATTTTCATAATTGATAACGTTATCAGAACCATATGATGTTCCTGGTTCATATAGGAAGGTATCAATTACTGATCCACGGATATATGGAGTCAATACAACTCTTTCAGTTGTTATGCCAGTAGAATAAGTTACATCTGCAGTAACTGTAATATCTGGATAATTAAATGACTGGAAACCACTTCCTGCTGTTGTAAACTTAGTATAATTATTCTTTATGTAATTGGTTGTTATTGTTCCACCAACTCCAGCATTTGCAACTCTAAAAGAATCATTATCTAATTTAATTACTTTATACTGAACAGAAGTTGATAGTCCTGTTATGTTAGTAGTTGCTCCTCCTGAATAAACTATTAACTCACCTTCAGCAAATCCATGGTTATCATAACTGATAACTGAATTAAAAGTAGAAACTCCAACAGGTTTAACATAAATTTTTCTATTTACATACGGATCTCCTGCTTCCACTACAGAAATAGAATCTAAAGTATTTTTAGCATTTCTAAGTCTGAATTTGTGAATTCCACTTTTTGCTATAGCAGTAAATCCTATAGTATTAATTCCAGCATTATAATCATTCTCATCCTTATAAAGATAAACACTACTTATTCCTAAAACTTGTGGATAATACGTAGCACCATCTTCTAATGTTTCATAGTCTGCTGAATTACTACCGCCAAATGTACCAATACCCAGTGCAGGGAAACCATTTCTATTATAAATTAATGCTTGACCACTCTTTAAATTATGATCATTTGAAAATCTAAGTGTTTCATTAACTGAATCAACATCTCCACCAAAATTAACAAGTCTACCATCAAATTCTAACTCTCTATTTCTTCTTTTAATTACTGGTCTTACAACACTGTTACCACTATTACCACCAGTAATTTTAATTGAAAGAACATCTTCAATATCAAAATTTTGCGGATCAACTTTTATTTCTTTAAGATGACCTGATATAACTGGTTGTACTAAAGCATCTGTTCCAGAACTTGTATCAACTTCTAAAGCAGGTAAATTAATTACGTCATAATTTTCACCTTTTGATAAAACTGAAAAATTATCTACTGGACCATAAAAAATAGTATCTGTTGATTTATAGTTTTCAATTTCTACACCATTAATTAACATTCCAATAGGACCAGGAAGAGTCTTTACATCTGTTCCTGATTTTAATCTATTATCTAATGGGAATTTTTTAAGTAATTTTTGAGATGCAATAGTTTTATCATACTGACTTAATAAGGTAAACTCATGATCAGTCCATATAACAGTACCACCACCAGAATATACGGCAGAAACATTCGTAACAGTAAATTCAACATTTGAATTAGCTGCAGTAAATGAAGGTGACAGATATAATTTAATCTTATTATTTCCTTCATTCTTTACATAATACGTTCCTTCTGAAAGACCAGTAATTCCATTTATAGGAGAAACTGGAGGTGTTGCAGTTGGATTAGATACAGTTCCTGGAGTATAACGTATAGCGTCTCCAGTAACAAAAGGAACATCAGAAGCAAAGGATATTGTTGAATACTTAAGGGTAGTTGAATTATAATCTTGAACAGTATCTCCTACTACTGCATTAGTAATACCAATACCACTAATATTTTTTGTAATTTCATAAGATGGTACTCCATTACTTGCAATATACACATAGTCATCAGAATGACTGTACGCATTTTGAATATCTGCTGTTATTGAATTATTACCATACTTAAAAGGAACAACAGAGGATGCCTTATTTAAAAGTCTTCTTAAATCATATTCTTGATTAGCAACTTTAGTTAATGCTTCATTTAAATTAACAGTATTAGCAGAAACATTTATTCCAGTAATCTTAGCAGTGGTTGCACCAGAATTAAAAACTTCAACTTGTTGTTGTGCTAATGGATTACTCTGTCTCCTTAATATTTGAACAGTATCTCCTACTTTTAAACTAGACCTATCAATCTTTGTATGTAATGGTAATTCTGATACTGAAGTTGTAGGAGCAACTGCTGTAAGATCAATTTGACTTACAGTTGATGTATTATAAATCCATGAATTGGATAAAATTTCTTTCTGAGTTATACCATCATTTTTAATTAACTCACCAATACTCTTAACAAAGATTGTTTCACCATCTAAAGATAATCTATTATCTTCTCCTGGAATAAATTTAGATAAAACTCCCGTAATTCTTAATTCAATCTTATCTGTTGTTGTATCACCATCCTTATATCCAAAAATAGTTTCATCTGATCTTAAAAGATCTCCATAAGAAAGAGATGTTTCAATTGATTTTACACCAGTTGTAGAGATTCCTAAAAACTGATTAATTGTTTTATCACTATAAACAATATTAGTATTAATACCACATACAAGTGTTCCTGTAGCAGCAAATCCTACTGTAGAATCTACAGTAATAAAAGATGATCCAGCACCTACATCTCCTATGACTTGTGTTCTTCCAGGAACTGTAAATGTTCCAGTAACAAACTCTTCATCGTCATAACCAACAAATACATCTAAAGCATAATATTCAGAGGTTGTAACACCTGTTATGCCAGTAATAAGTTCAATTTCAGAGATAGATGCACTAGTTTGTAAATCTGTAGATTTAAAAACAGTTTGACCAGTTAAATTTAAAGGATTTCCTGATATTTTTTCAGCAACAATTCGTTCACGTCTAATATAACGTGCAGAAGATGGTTTTATTAAAAATTCCTCAAGATCAATAATCCTTGGATCTTCATTATATAAAACATTAAAAAGTATTCTAAAAGATTCTTCAGTACCTTTTGACTCATAAAAAGTTCTTGCTTCTTTAATAAAGTTATTAACATCTAAATTAGATGTAAAATCAACTCCTTCTAATCCAGGAGTTAAAGTAACCTTAAGTTTTTTATAAAATTCTTGTAAAAATTGAGAACTTAAATTAACAACAATAGCATCATCTTCATGAGTAGCAGCAACAGTATCCTCAAAAACTAATTCTTCTGGATTATCTTGAGAACGATATGTGGTTATTCCACTAAATCCACGAATACAACCAGTAAACTCTGTAGATGTTTTACCAGTATATGTAATAATTTCATTACCAATCTTTAAAAGACCATATTGATCAGGATAACCTTTTGTACTATCAACACTAATACTTTCAGCATCAGCAGTTATATCAGTAGAAAGATTAGTTCTTCCAGTTATTACTTCTGGTGTTAGATTATCTAATTTTAAATATTGGTCTAAATTATCAGTAATATCAATAGGACCACCACGATATTCCTGAGAAATATAATATTGCTTTAAAAAATCGACAGCTTTTGGACTTTCAGCTAAAACAAATTCTGGAAGCTGATTGTCAATTATTTCTTGAACTTGAACTCTTTTTTCAATCCCTGTTGTGATCATATTATGCCCTTATTAGTTCCCCGTTGTTATAACTTGACGTAACCTTAAATCCAACACCAGATATTTGATCGCCAGAAGTAATAGTATCTTTAACCATATTTATCGAACTAGAAGAGATGCTAAATTTGAGATATAAATCTTGAAGACCAATAATATCATTAGACTCTGGAAATGCCTGAACTTCTACAATGTTATTTGGTTTACTAGTAGATGTTATATTAATAGTAGTTAAATTTATTTCACCTTTAACATAGTCAACTGTACCTGCCTCTTCTACAATGGTTATTTTTGAACCATTAGTATCATCTTGCTTAACAATTGATATTATTCCAGTTTTAAAACCAGGATTTGGAACATCTGTAAGATATACAGTATCTGCTACACCTATAATTTTAAATCCAGTGCTTTTAATGTTTAAACCTGCAGGATTTACATTAAATTGATTACCAAAACACAATTCATACTGTGCATATTGATTAACAAGAACATTTAAGTTTCTTCTAATCTTAATTTTTGTAATATTGGAAGTTATAGCGTCATTAATGTTATCAATTACAGTTAAAACTTTACTATACTTAAATCTTCCACCAAATTTGTTAAGATCAATGGAATTTGCGTAAGTTGTAAGACCTTCAACGACGTTTGTTTGTAAAGTACCAACATTTTCGACTTTTGCAGTGTTGTAATAAACGTTTGCATCTGCTTCAACGTATAATATTTTCAAATCTAAGATTTTTTGGTTAATTCCAGTCAAAGAATAATTTTTTAAATCCGAAAGTATGGAATTTTTGTCAAAATCTGATACAAATTCACCATTTTTAGGTTTAATGGTAATAAACACCGTCCCAAATTGAGGAGGATCCACTTCTTCACCTCCAACGACTGATACACTTTCAGTATTTGGATAAATTTGTTGAATTATTGACTCATAATCCCTTGCAGTAACTGCTCTGTACTGTGAAGAGTACAATCTAGGTGCATAATACTTAATAGAATCAAGAGATTCAATATCACCACCGTTACTTGCACCAGAAATTGTCGTTACTGATGGAGTTGAAGACGGAGAAAGACTTCCACCCTCTCCAGTTGTTAAACTACCAGAAAAAACGAACGATTTTGGACCATCCCCTTCTTTACCATCTGTAACAATGTACTGTACAGTGACTTTTGCACCATTTTCTATCTTTTTACCAAAGATACCATCACCAAAAAGTAGTTCATAC